TCCCTGGCGGAGCTGGACACTACCGAAAATGGTAAAAAAACGCAATCCCGATACTTTCCAACTCAAAATCTCGTAAATTTTACGGCTTTTCGTGAACAACTTTCCGGTGTAGCAAACATTTCGTTAATCCGTACACATCATTACGTCCGTCCGTTTTTGTCAAAGGGCAAAATTTAATACAGGCAAGCCGCCCGCCACCCCTAACGGGTTAGACTTGCCTATAATTATTATATCACAAATACCATCCCCTGTAAAGTACGGGATTGTGATAATAAATATTTTAATTAAGGCATATCAGTTATACGGCTAAGTTCTGTTAAGTATAAGCCTTCATTATTTAATGGTTTTTCATCTCCATACATTCCTAACCATACATTTCTATTTTCATCACTCAACAAATATATTTCACTATGAAATATGGTATTAGTAGATGCCCGTACCCATCTTCCTAATAATGGTTTATTTAGGGCGCTTGATATTTCCGGTGCTAGAAACTTTCCTATTTTTAATTCATTTGGTAGAGGAGTTCCATTTCCTATGAATGTCAGAGAGAGATGGACGTTTATTCTTAAATATTTCCCTACGTATTGTAAATATGCTCCTCCGGATTCCTGCGATATTATAGAATTGTCTACCTGAATGAAATTATGGTTTAAATATTTATTATAAGTACTATAATATCCAAAGGAACCGGTAATTAAGTATTGGGCTATCATTTTTCCGATTTCATGTTGACCATTGTCGTTATATGTTCGGTTTGTGAACCATGTGTCCATATAACAAAAATTATTAAAGCTATCAGAATATCCGATTCCGGCACTACTCATGTGATGTAACACTGGGATATAGGTTTTAATTGATTTTTTGTAAGTATTTAAATTTTCTTTAAATGGGGAAGTGTAGTTATACCAATACCCTAAAAACTCTACTCTTGCATTAGGAAAATTATTCCTACAATATGTGTTAAAGTTTAAGAAATAATTAGGATAATTTGTTGTATTAAAATTATCCGCGTCAATACTTCCAAAATATATACGGGTAACAAGATTTTTATTAGGAATATTAGCATTTTGCAACATGCCTAAGAAGTTTTGACCACTTACTCCCGCCTGCACCATTCCAGCCCCCTGATTAGTCAGCACAACTACCCGTGTATCAGGTCTGTTAATATACTCCATAGCATATCCAATCCAACTGGTTTTCCAAGTACCATCTTCTACACCTATGCCATCTGTACCCGCAATAAATACCCAAATATCATTTTCTCTTTCATCTACCAACTCTTCCAGTGCATCCACTGAACCTTGCAATTGGCTGATATTCTGACTGTTCTGCCCAATCAAAGTAGTATGCTGTGTAAGCGTAGTACCGTATTCCTGCAAAGTAGTTCCCTGATTTTGAACCGTCTGAGTCACCTGTTCTAAATTAGTTTCAATCTGAGTGATTTTAGTGCTGTTACCTTCAGCACTCTGTTTATTTTCTTCCATCCCCTCGTCAATTTTTTCCATATCCCCGTTGTAATCAACGAGCCATGCAGGCTTATCGCTTGCAATGAACTGACTTAACCCGTAATTTGTTGTCTTATTTGTACTACCCATTTTTTAATCCTCCTATTTTAAATTATTTGAGTTATGCGTGCTATTTCCTGATTTAGCAATGCATCACTTACCACATGAGTTCCCTGCAACATTAAGCCGTCATATATTTCTGCTTCAAGACCTCTGGTTCTACTTCCTAGCAATATGCTCCCGTACCAGTCATAAAGAAATGCGGTCAAACCATTGGTAATTCCAGCATCGGTATTTGACCAGCTGTCATATTGTCCTGCCTCCAACTGTAATTTGTCATAGTCATATGCACTAATTCCGTCTAATCTAATGATATTGGTTATTCCTCTTATAATGTTAATAAGAGTATCGACCCTGCCACTAAAAGGATTAAAATCGTTAATTTTATTATCATAATAATCTTTAAATTCCTTTATTTCATTTTTTATCCAGTATTTTATATTCCTTTTAAACATAAGATACCATCTTGCAAGAAAATCATACTGCCAAGCACTCAGTTGATAATTGTCATATTCTTCCGCAGGTATTAACAGTGTGTCATATTCAATCGCTGTTAATGCCCATACATTTAAGGAATACCACATGTCATCCAGAGCTTTTTGTATGCTTTCAACTTTTCCGTCAACAGGACATATAACCATCTGCACGGGATTAATCTGTATATTTTTGATGATATCTTCCAGCCGCTTAATTTCTTTGTCGGTATATCTTATACTTTCTTCGTCACCATTGTCAATGTAATTTTTTAACCCTGCAATAGTAGCATTTACACTGTTTTCAAATTCCATAAACTGTTGGTTAATATCTAACAGTTGTTCAGTAACCCACTTTCTTAACTGCCGGTCACTTTCCTGATAATCCGCTTTTAACTGCTCCATTTCCTGCTGGTTAATAGCAAGGGCATTATTAACTCTTTGTTCCAGACCCCCCATTAATTCGGTAAGATTAGAAGTAATTAAACTATCCTGCTGATCAATATAAGTTTTTAATTCAGTTCTTAAAAGTCCAATCTGCTGGTCCGTATAATTTTTTATCACATCGGACCAAGAATTAATATTGTCAATAACTTCATTCAGTTTAATTTTAACTTTTTCCAGAACTTCTAAATAGCTTAAGGAGTCATCATAGACTAATGGCAACACATGCTGTGACCAAAAATGAAAAGGTCTGATAGTAGGAATGCCATATTCATTATTTTTGTTCATTTTATCACCTCCTTATGTAGCTACATCCCACAAATTCATAAATAAGTCTTTTAATTCGTCAATTATCATCATATCAATTCTTAAAAATGTCTGCCGGTATTCCTGCAATAACTGTGAATAGCTCGCACCACCTTTTTTACCAACAACTGTTTCCCAATATTCATCAGTGTCGGTATAAGTAGTAGTATTATCAGTAGTACGGTTATTACTATAAGTCGTATCAACATTTCCTGTTGCTCCATTATTTTCTTTTATATTTCTTAAATCCGTGAGATAATTTCCGTCTTTAAATCCGTTTAAATCATCCTGCGGTGTGTCCCAAAACTTATTTGTACTGTCATTATTTTCAGTACTTGAAGAGTCGGTATTATTTTCCCCATTTTCTTTAATACTTCCGTCCAGATTATTTTCGCCGCTTTTATCCCTGTTAGTATGTGTAGTTAAATCAGTATCATAAAAAGGATTAAAATCCAGTTTTTCGCTTTCATAAAGTTTATTATAATATGGCATAATCCCCATCATTTTTGCGCTTAGATGGAGTTTCCATAACCCAACTGTTTCAAATCCAATTTCTCTCGTATAATAAAATCTTAAAATAGCTTTTTCAAGAACCGGTCTGTATTTTTCATCAAAAATCGGATAATTAAAATCAAATACAAACTTACGACTTTTTTCTAGGATATCTTCTATTTTACTATACCCTTCGCTTTTTGTCAATCCTGCATACTGTTCACAAATATATCTTACTTCCGTAGTAAAAACACTCATTTTTTACTCCTCTAAATTATCGTTAACTATAATATTTTCATTTGATTTTGCAGGAGTCTGTTTATCTGGATATAAACTTACCTCCGTATCTAAACGGAATTCCACGCTTATATTTAAACCAAACATTCTGTTAATCTGCTCACATGCCTGTCTTCTCATTTCCAAATCAGAATAACGGCTTGAAAAGGCACCACCCTGCATTCTTTCCACTTGGTCATTTAAAATAGTACTTTGTTTTGTAGTAGATACGTTAGGTATGCCTAAAGCTGTTAAAGCTTCATTCCATATTTCTGATTTTACATACTGCAATTTGTCTACAATAAATGGAGCATCTGTTTTAAGCACTTTAAAATCGTTAATTTGTAAAGCATCTGTACCATATATTACAGGAGCATTCCCGTCAAACTGCATATACATATTTTTAAGCGTTAATCGTTGTCCTTCGGGTCCTACCAGCAGAATAGGGGTTTTTTGCGCCTTCATATTTATTATTTGAGTAGCATTTGCTTCGTATAGCTCATATGCATAAGGTTCTATTATTTCTATACCGGTGGTTCTCACATAATTGTTAAAAATAATAACGCTGTCAGAACTGTTTAATAATTTCTGATAACCATTATTAGCATAAGCTCTTCTTAACGTTGGCACATCATATACATCCAGCATTCCTTCCATGGTACATTTTAACGCTAAATGTCCTATAATTTCGTCCTGAAAAAAGCACATAAAACCAAAGTTAAACAAACCCATTTCAAGAAATCTTTCGTCAATAGTATCAGGAAGATTATTCCATTTAAAACGGGATACAGAAATCTTTTTTAATTTATCCCACCATTTTAGATAAAACCGGTTATTTTTGTAAAAATTGATGTTACTGCTTTTCCTGCTCATTTATTACCTCATTGCTTAAGCTGTAATTTTTAACATCCGTTGTATGCCATAAAGTAATTCCCCTGTTAAGACTTTTCTCAATCGTGTCAATGGCCTGTTGCGGAATGTTTCCATGCACATTACTTTCTACGGTTTTTACGTAATTAAAAGAAGCGCGGTTTTTTGTTTCGGGAACTTTATAAGTATCTACCCTGTAACCAAATCTTGTAAAATAACTGTCAACAATCATTGCATATTCCGGTTTAATAGTATACCGTATTAACCGGAACCCAATTCTGTTAAATGCGAAATTCATTCCACTGCCGGCTACAGAACCCCCATATGATGAGCCGTGAATTTTTTTGTATTCGTTATCTATGGTCATGTTGGCAATATCTGCACCCGCTTTTAATCCTAAAGCGGCACCTACTGTTCCACCTGTAAATACTGCCGCCGCTATTGTGGTGCCCGTGCTTATTAGCTGTTTAGGCACAGCCTGTGATGCCCATGCCCTGTAAGTGTCGATAGTATAAGGGCACATAGGAAAATTATCATAGCTTACGCCAAAGTTTTGGGCACTTACCATTCCCTTATAGTTTAAGGGATAACATTCTATACTTGGTCTTGGTAACGGAGACTCATGTATTGTAAAAGATGCCATAGTTGGGTCATTAAAATCTTCCCACCTGTAATTTTCCGAATTACCGTTATAATTATCCAGACTTAATAAGCAGTAAGGATAGCAATATAATTTATTATTTTTTGGCACGTATTTTACACCGTTAAAACTAAAACCATTCGTCTGCCGGTTAATTCCCACTCCGGAGGTTTTTATCTGTACTGTTTTATTTTCCACCATTCCGCCTGAACACATAGTAAGCATAGCAATTTTTTCCGGCGTATCACTCAATTGATTAAGTAAATCACCTATACTTCCTACCCCTGTAATTTCCGCGCCTGCTACGGTAAGACCTGTAAATACTCCTGCTTCTACTCCATATTCCGAACCTGATAAAGCAAGCTGTACAATAACGCCGCTCCCCAAATCTTTTTCCAGTATCTCCCCGTCTGAAATATATTCTCCGAAAGGAATGTTTTCTTCCAGTGTATGATTACCTATGGCATCATTGGTAACATGTTCTCTTTCTACATAACATGTACCAATAGTAAAATCAAACATCCAAGTCTGCCACATATCTACCACAAAATCCACTCGTGCGGTATTGTTATTAATATACTCAATAGATTTAATAAACCCGTAAAACCACTTTTGACCAAATCCGGCGTTAAAAAATCTACAATAAGAACAGTCATAAATATTATCAGCAGTTTCCGGCACTTTAACGGAACTTATCCCGTTTTCCGAATGCCGTACATAGCTGAAATTTAAATATGAATGTGAAACTTTAGAGGTCATATAGTTTAACTGCGAACCTATTGCGGGGAACAAAATTGTATGCTCGTAATTACTGTCAAAAGGAACGTCTTTTAATAGTTCAAAAGTAGTTTGCGGGTTTATAAGCATATGGAATACCTCAGGCTACCGTGATAGTAGCTGTACCGGATTTAGTAGGGTCAAAAACGGATGTTGCTGTTACAGTTATACTTCCTGTGGCATTGGAGGGAATAGTCAATCTTCCCATTACTACCTGTGCATTTTCATTATCAGAGGCCCACGTTACGGCTTTTGAAAACACGCCGGTTCCTGTAACATCTGCATTTAATAAAACGGTCTGTCCCTGTGAGGCTGTGGAAGACTGAGGGGCCACAGATACTCCGGTGATTGTTCCCTCTGTATCTCCGTTATAAAAAGCAACAGCATTTTGAAATGGTGAATAAGACATAATTTTCCAAGTATGAAGGGTATAGTTCCAATACAGACCTTCATTGTTGTAAATGTCAGTCATTTTAAGCAACACATCAAAAATCATAAACCAGTCCCTATCAATTAATACGGCGGGAACATTTTTTAATACTTCCAACTGCGACGCTGTCAGCAGAGGGAGGGAAGGATTATTTTTTAATATAAGATTTAAGCGGGACATATTAAAAGTGGAAAAATCATCGACCAGCACAATTCTTCCCATCAGGTCGGCCTTATCCTGATTAAAGCTGGTAGCCAAAACTTCTACCGCCATCGACGCATCAAATTTGGAATTAATAATTACATACTGATCTGCTTTATCGGTATAATTGTCAACTCCTGCCGCATTATACTGGTTGCTCATAAATACCATTAAATTGGATAAAGATTTAATGATGCTTACGGCGTTACGATATCCGGTCTCATCCGTGGGAGTATTAATTTTACTTATACCCATGTCTCCATTAGTAATAGCGTAAGCAATGAGATATTTTGTAAGCAAAAATTCATCATAAGCAAGAGACGCATACATGCTTTCCACAATCCGTGCAATAAGGTCGGTAACACCCTGCCATGCAACAAAAGCCTGTCGCAGTGTGTCGTTTTGAATTGTCTTTTTATAAAAAATCTGTATATTCATTTTATGAAATACAGCTTCTACATTAGGAATTTCGCGTTGGAAAACTGTAGTTTCGGCCTGTTGTGGGTTGTATAGGTGAGGCATGGATAAGGCTACAAATATTTCTTCTACCACTTCTCCAAGCTCCATCATTCCTTTTTTCATAAAAGCCCATGGATTGGTATAATATTTAGAAGAAATCCATACCATTCCGATACGGTTAATAAGAGCGGTTAAAAACTCGTTCATCAGACCGTCATTATTCAGAAGGACATTGCCGTAATTTCTAAGGGTCTGAATATTTTCAGGGTCCACCTCGTTTACCATCTGTCGGAAATACGGCGTGCTTTTGGACCTTATCATGTTTAAAATCTGGTCAGGAGTTCCCTGCATTGTTTTTGGCTTTCCATCTTCATTTAATACATTGGGTATTGTAGGCATGGTATGATGCTCCTTTCTTTAATAAAATAAATCCTCGTAATCTTTTAACTTTTCTTCCGGTTCGGTCATTTCTATGGACACGTCTTCATTACTTTTATCTTTTAGATAAGCCTCTTCATCGTTGGAGCTGTCAGGCATAGGAGTAAAAAACCGGTCCCTGTAACGTTTTCTCCATGACGCGTCCAGTTCATCATATTTTCTTTTCCATTCATC